CCTGCCCGACCGCGAGGGTGGGGTTGGCGTTGCAGGTGAAGTTGCCGGCCGTGTCGGCAATGGTCACCCCGGTCAGGGTGCCGCTCGCGTCCGCGTACTTGCGCCAGTTGAGGAGCCGCATCCCGATGCTCGTCTGGGCCGTGGTGGCGGAGACCATGAACGGCATGACGTAGAGGAGGGACGGGTTCTGCCCGCTGACGCTCGCGCTCGTGTAGTCGAAGAGCAGGGTGGACGTCGGCGGGGTCTGGAGGAACACCGCGGCGGAGTTGGCGTAGGTCGCCGGCACGGAATCGGCCGTGACCTTGCGGAAGTTGTTCTGTGCGGTGGTGATGTCCATGTCAGATCTCTCCTCTGCGCTTCATGTCAAGCGCGATTGCGACCGCCTGGTCCTGCGGCTTTCCCTCGGCGATGAGGGTGCGGATCTTGTTGCTGACGGCCTCGTCGGAGGCGGCCATGAGCTTCAGGCCGGCCTTGACGTCCTCGCGCTCGAGGTCGGAGGTCTTGGCGAATGCTTCGCGGAACTGGTGCCCAAGCACCTCCGCGCCCGCGCTCGCATCTGGCACGAACTGGTTGAACCCAACGCCGCCGGCCTTGAGCGCATCACGCAACGCCTTGGCTCGAGCGCTGCTGTGGGGCTTCTGCAGGATGCTTCGCACCTGATTGACAACGGACGCCGGCAGGGAGCGCATCCACGCGATGTTCTCGGGGTGCGCTGCCATCGTGAGCTTGGCGGCGGTGGCCTTCGCGCCGGGGCGGGAGAACTCGGCGGCGCGCTCAAGGTTCTGCGTGAAGCCACGCAGCTCAGCTGCAGGCTTCCCCATGCGATCCCACGTGCGGACGGCAATCTGCGCCGCGCGACCTGCCTCAACGGCGAAGCGATTCGCGTCCTTGGTGTTGCCCTGCTTGAGCAGGCGATTAGACGCTTGGGTGTTGTCGTAGTAGTCGATCAGCGCCTTCTGCAGCGCATCGCGCTGCGCGCCGGCAGGCACGTCCGCGATGGCCTTCCCGACGATGGCGAGCGCGGCGCTCTTGTCCATCTTCGCCTTCGCGCCGGGGCGGGAGGCGGTCATCTTGTTCAGAGCATCGGTAATTGCCTTCAAGTCCGATGCCGACTTGCCCATTTTGTACCACAACTCCGTGTAAATGCGGACTTCTCGACCCGCTTCGGCTCGATGCTTTGTGGCATTAGCCAAGTCGCCGCGCTGTTCCATTTTCTTTGCGGCTTGAGTGTGATTCCAATAGCGCAGCAGGGATTCTTCCACTACATCCCGAGGAAGTCCGGCGGGAGCATTCTGTAGTGCGCGATTTACGAACGACAACACTTCCGACAAACCCATCTTCGCCTTCGCGCCGGGGCGGGAGGACTTGAGCGTTTCCGCGTATCGCTTCAATTGTTCGACGGAACCACGCTTGATGGTTTGCGGAGCGCGCCCCGGTTGAACTCGCATGAGCGAACCATTGCCAGTCGCGCCCTCAACAACGATAGCCCATTGCGTTCCGTTGATGGTTGCCGTCCATTGCTTGGACAGGTCGCCCCATCCTTCGGATGCGTCTAGCGTCCACCGCCCCATCTTCGCCTTCGCGCCGGGGCGGGAGGCGCGCAGCGTCAGCACAGACGGCTTGGGCTCGTAGTTGACCACCGGGTACACGTCCACCACGACAGGCTTGCCCTTGGCCTTGGCCTTGGTGGCCTCAAGCATAATCTTGGCATAGGCCTTGGCCTCGTCCAACGAGCGCGCAGTGCGTTCGCCCGCAGGATCATTGCCGACGTGCGCTGCGACTGTGTAGATCGTCACTTCTGCGAAGCTTGCCTTCGCGTCGGGGCGCGCGACCATGCCCAGCCGGGCAGCGATCTGCTTACGGGTGTTGCTCATGTCCCTCATCGTAGCGTTCCTCCTTGTAGTTCACGCATTCACGAACCCCGGATCGGGGATCTCGCCGCGGTCCACGATCGCCTGGCGCGCACCGTTGTAGCGCTTGATCGCCGCGTAGTCCAACGTCCCGTTCGGGCGCGTCCATCCCTTGTCCAACGCCATCGCCGCCGGCACGGGGATCAACGCACATCGGCAATTGAACCCGCAGGGCGGCGTCAGGCCCATGCGGTCGAAGTCCTCAATAGTGCCCACGTAGCCGTCGATCGCCCGGTGCGCTGGCCGCGTGCGGGGGTCCTTGGTTGCGCTGTATTGCACCAACGGCACGAACGCCTGGACGCGCTCGTCGCGCAGGACCTCGGCCGCGCCCTCGGTGGTCGCCCGGTTCGTATTGGTCCGCAGGACGGTCTCAAGGCGCGCCGTGGACAGCTCCGTGCCCGTGAGGGCCTGCGTGGTCGTCACGAAGTCCCCGAGGTTCATGGACCGGATCAGCTTGCCCACCGTGCTCTTGCCGGGGCGCTCCTCAATCACCCGCGCCACCAGCTCTTGCGTCTGGCGGGTCTGCTCGGGGGTCATACCCGTCACGAAGAACGTGTCGTTCGTGATCCGCTTGACGGTGGTGATCCCCCCTTCCTGCGGGCGGCTCAAGACCCCGCGCAGGAGGCCGTCAAGGATGGGGCTGCGCTTGCGGAGGTCTACGAGGGCGTTCTGGCGCTCGTGGTCGCCGACCTCGCCGGCGCTTGCCCGTGCCGCCTTGACGAGGAGCTCCCAGTCCTTGCGGGAGATGGGGACGCGCCGGCGGAACCACCCGGCGATAGGCTTCATCCACTTGGACCCGAACTCGGTCAGGACAGGCAGGGCGGCGAACTCCACGACGTCGCCGTCCTCGAGCATCCCCTCCACGGCCTCGTCGGGGACCTTGGCGCGGTCGATGGTGCCTCGAGCGCCTGCGAGCCAGGATGCCATGAGCAGGGCGGCCGTGACCTCGGCGAAGGCCTCCCATGCCTCGGCGTCGGGCTCCCCGCGCACCTGGGCGGCGAGGGCGCGGCGGTAGGTGGCCTGCGCCTCCTTGAGGGCACGCCGGAGGTGCTTGTCGAGGGTGTCGCGGGTCATCGCTTGCGCTTGCGGACGGCAGCGACCTTCGGGGCCTCGGGCGCGGGCTCCTCGCCCTCATCCGGCTCGTTGCCCTTGCCGAGGAGCGCCGCGAGGGGGTTGTCCGACGGGGCTGCTGTCTGCCCGCTTGACAGGATGGCCTCGCCGTCTTCGGGCTCGGACAGGCCGAGCAGGTCGCGGACCTCGCGCTCGCTCACGCGGCCGCCGAGCTGCACAAAGGCCTGGATGGCCTCCATGCGCTCCTTGGCATTGGGGCGCTCGGGGGCGAACTCGAAGCGGATGCCGCGGGCTTCCTCCTCGCTCGCGCCGAGCATGGTGGCGATGACCCGGACGAGGTCCGAGTTCACGCTCTCGGCAAGCGCGTCTGCGTGGTAGCGGATGACGCGGGAGAGGGTGTCGGCGTGCAGGTCGGCGACGCCTGACCCCATGCCCGTGCCGCCAGCCTCGCTTGAGAGGCTCTGCCCGAGGATGGCCTCCTTGAGCTTGGACGAAAGCCAGTTCACGAGCTCCATGAAGATCTGGGCCCGGCCGGCGTTGGCGTCCTTGATGTCGATGTCGTACATCGACTCGTTCGGCCCGATCCTCGGCAGCACGACCGAGTTGTCGTTCACGAGGTTCTGGAGGATCGTGAGCATCTCGCTCTTGGCGGCGTCGTTGCCGGCGGGGTAGTACCCGACCCGGATGCCGAGGGCGTAGCGCTCGATGTAGGCGGCGGCGTTCTGCAGGACCTCCTGCTTGAGCAGCCAGATGTACCAGCAGACGTCACGCGCCCCGACGCCGCGGTAGACGGCCTCGCTCGTGTTGGGGTCGATGAAGCTCGGGGCCGTGGTGAAGACCCGGTGCAGGACGATGGCCCGGCGCTCGTTCTCGTCGAAGAGGTGGACGAGGGAGTCGAAGCCGAGGTCGGTGACCGAGGGCTCGTTGATGTACGCGCTGCCGACGCGCATGGCGAGGTTGCCGTACTGGTCAAATGCCAGGCTGTCGGAGGCGAACGGGAACCACTCCTTGATGCGGACGCCGAGGATGGGGTCGCGGTCGTAGACGAGGTTGGCCGCGCTGCAGCCGTACCAGACGGCCTCGTGCAGGGCGCGGAAGAGGTCGCTGCGGCGCGGGATGGCGTCGATGATGGCGCTGACGCGCTGGGCGAGCTTGACGAGGCGGGGGTTCTCGTCGTCGGTGGGCACGACGGCCCATTCGAGGCCGGCAAGGGTGACGAGGAGGGAGCGCAGGACGCCTTCGATGTCGGCGTCGGCCCGCATCATGGCCGAGTAGTTGGGGTCGAGCCTGTA